CGGCCGCGTGGTACTATCGAGGAACACTCGCACCGCCGCCAGTTCTTCGGGCGGACGTGCCCCCGCGTCTTTTCATGGACAAAGGGGAAAACAGGGCACATATCCATGGGATGGATTTTGCCTTAGAAGCAGGAGTCGTGCATGCCAGCGCGACCGCGGGCGGGTTAACACCTTCCCGGCATCGCAAAAGGTCTGTTTGGACGAACAGACTGCAAGCTTACCTTGGCGGCAGAGGTGGTGTCGTTGGTCGCTTGGTTTCTAGGCGGTGGGTTCCTGACCTCCCTAGTTCCGAGCTTCCCGGCCCTGCCAATGCTTTGCTGGGTTTGCTTGATTGCGAGGCGAAGCTCCTTGGTGGAGGAGTGTTCCCAACCACGACGGACGAGCACGAGGTTTACCTCGTTGTCGAAACTGTGAAGGGCAGACTTGTCATCTGCCCGGAGTTGCTCGCTTCGTTGTCTCTCTATGCGTGCTTTCGCCCGCGCACCCAAGAGCTCCTCGCGGGACTTCGGTCCCGCGCGCGTGAGTGGTTTGCCAAGAAAGAGATACCGGCTTCGGCGGCCGTGTTTGCACTACCCGACACAGTAGTTGCTTCTTTCTGGGAAACTGCTCCTGAGCGCTTGGCCCGCGAGCGTCTGGACGTAGAAGAGAGTCCACCCTCTCAGTAGGGGGGCCCAGTCCGAATTCCAGGTCTCTGCTGGGGGTCTCCACCCCCAGTGGTGACCGGTGTCCTAGACACCAGGAAGGTGGATTGGGCCACTTGCAAAGAGAGTCGCAGGGAGATGTGGACGGCTTACAGAGCGCCCTTGCAAGGGGCTTTTGTGCCAGTTTGTAACCGTCCGTGTCCGCACAACGAGGTGACCGCACTTGCAATGCGGTCGATGGGGGAGGTGCCTGCTCAAGTGTTTGGGCCTGTGTCTGCCAGATCTGAGGCAGTTTGGGGCGAGCTTCTCAAGTTTGCCCGCAGATACAGAGACGGCGCTCTCTCCTGGAGAGCTACCGCCGAGAGTTACTCAGGAACTCTCCGGCGACGATACCTAGAGGCCGCAAGGTCCCTTGAGGAAGATGGTCTGTCGACGCACCAGGATTGGACCATCAGGGCGTTCCTCAAGACGGAGAAAAACCGAGTGCCAGGCAAAGCAATGAAGCCCAGGCTGATATACCCCAGGTCCCCTCGATATAACCTGGAGGTGGCTTCTCGGTTGAAACCTTTTGAGCATTGGCTGTGGGGAAGGCTCAAGGGGTCCGTTCTAGGGTTCGACGGCTCGAGACTCGTTGCGAAGGGGTTGAACCAGAGGCAGCGCGCCAACCTGATCAAGAGGAAGTTCAATTCCTTTTCGAGGTGCGTTTGTTTCGAGGCAGATGGCAAGGCGTTCGAGGCCCACGTGGGTCCGGCTGCCTTGGCGAAAGAACACGCCGTCTATGCTGCGGCTTTTCCCGGCGACCGGAGGCTGGGGTTTCTTTTGTCCAAGCAGTTGGAGCTTAGTGGCACGACATCTTGTGGGGCGAAGTTTAGACGCGATGGTGGTAGGGCGAGCGGCGACTTCAACACGGGGATGGGGAATTCCTTGTGTTTTCTCGTTGAGGTCGTTTCCGCTCTGGGGACTTTCGCGCTTTCTAAATTCGACGTTCTTGTAGATGGTGACAATGTGCTGGTCTTCTTGGAGGCCGCTGAGTCGGAGCCCGTGTTGGGGGGTTTTTCCGACGCCATTCTGCAGAGCTGTGGCC